TGCAATCTTGCCATTTGCCATCTGCTGGGTCTCAAGTTGCTTGCGCTTGCTTTCCTCCAAGGCTTTGTTGGCATCACGCTCTGCATACATTGCCTTGGCTGCATCTTGAAAGCGAGTTGGTTTTGACCACTCATCAGCCACAGCTTCTGTGGCTGCTTTGCCAGCTGCAACCATATCAGTTAAACTATTTTTAGCTCCTTTGAAATCCCCAATCACAGCATGTGAAAAAGCCTCAGCAGCATAGTAAAGCTGGGTGAAGCCTGAAACACCAACAAATGCTATGGTCTTGAGCAAAGACCAAACAATGCTGAGGCCATCTGCTATGACAGCCAACATCATCACAAGCTCTTTACCAGCCTCTGCCAACTTATCCTGCTGGGAAAGTTTTTCTGCTTCAGCATTGGCTTCTTTCAATCCAACAGTCAAGGCATTGACACCAACTATCAGAACATCATTGAACACACCACCAAGAGTCACCTTGAGGTTGTCAGCATAACGCTTCATGGATGTTAGCTGCTTGCCTGCTGTGCCCATAGCAGCCTCATATGCCCCAGCAATATCCTTGCCACGCTCAAGCACAGCATTCATCCTGGCTTGTGACCTCTCAGTCTCAGTCAGTGTATCTACTGACTTGCCAAGCTGGATGGCCATTTTGACATAAGATTGCTCAAAGTTGACATTGATGCCAATGTTCTTTAGAATCAAAGCTTCACCCCTCTGGATGCCTGCCACCAATCGCTCAAATGCTTCTGATGAGTTTATTCCACCAATTGTGGCTGCATTCTGGGCCACCCTGCCCAGTTCTGCTGCTCTGGCAAGGTCAAGGTGTGCTTGTGACATCTGAATCAAGGCTTGCCTTGACTCAACCATTGCTATACCCTGTTTTTGCAAGCCCTTCTCAAAGTTGGCCATCTGGGCATTGGTGTATCCAGCTGTGGCACCAACAGTGTTCATTACCACACCAAGAGTCTGGTACCTTGCTGCAAGCAGTGCTGAATCTTTAGCAAGCTCTGCCAACTTATACAGTCCAAGTGCTGCTGCTATAGCTTTGAGATAACCAACCAGTTGCTGGGAGGCTGCGGAAAGAGCTATGGTGGACTGTTCAGCAGCCTTGCCATCCTTGGCCAGCTGTTTGAGTCTTTCTCCAGCAACAGGCACTCCATCTGAGCTGACTGCTATTCCAAGGGTGTACAAGTCTGTCATGGTTTGGGTGCCTCCCTTTGGATGGCGTCATTGATTGACTTGATGAATGCTGTGTCAATTGCCCTTATGGCTTCCAACTCCCATGCCAGGAGTGTAATGCCCATAAGCTCAGACCAGTGCTTGATCTCTGTATAGCTTATTGGGCTAACTGACATGTTTGATTGACGGGTCTGACTCAGCTGATTAAACCACTCAATCAAGTAAATCCCTGCTGTTGGGGGTGGAGGCACCTGAGTAAGCTCATCAGGTGCCACACCAGTTTGCCTTTCCACTTGTTCAAGGACTTCTCTCAGAGTCTGTTTGCTGCCTTTGACCTTCTGATCCAACTTAAACTGGGCTTCAGCATAGGCAGTTAGCTCTGCTATCAGCCCTTGATAAAATTTCCACGATCCATGATACCTTGAACAACTTGCTCATGGACCCATGGGAATTTGGTAAAGACCTCAGCAGCATCAGTCATTGGTTGGCCTTTGTATGCCAAACCTTTGATCTCTTTTACACAGGCCACAACCTTCTGCTTGTCAAGCCTCTCAAAATCTTCTGGGGGCATGCTCTTGCCACGATTGCGTTGGGCATACTGGGCCATCTTGTGCTGGAGCTTGCGGGATTCAGACCTAAAAACATCTGAATCTTGGCCATACACAATCACACAGGCATCAAGTTCATCACCTGTTGATGGGTGCACAAGTTTGATAGTTGCTGTGTCATTCTGTTCAACTTCACTCAGGTCAAAAATCTTCTCACTCACATTCATCTCCTTTTCATTGAAGTGTGGTCAAAAAAAGGCGGTTAGGGAGGGGTGGTGACCAACCACCCCTCCATGCTGGGAGGACAGCATCCGCCAATTGTTATGGGTAACGAGTGATCACCAGGGTGGATCCATCAGTTGCATTGTAGATGCCCTGTATCCCTATGGTTTGGGTCAGCTCATTTTCCCCTCCATCTGCAGTACCAGATGTGGCATAGGTGCTGCTCATGTCGAATTTGTATGACTTTGAGCTGCCATTGCCAAGTGTGAAACTGACATCAAATGCTGTGCCATTGAGGAATTTGGCCTTCAGGGCATTGCTGATGAATCGCACAGTCAGAGTGCCACTGACCTTCACAGTACTCACAGTCACACTTTGAGCAGCTGGATTGAACAGAGCAAAGTTAGCCTGGCTGCTCTGTTCAAGCTTCAGCTCAATGCCAGTGGCAATTGCCAAGGAAGTGCCATCAACAGATATGGTTCCTGTGAATGCATCAAACACAGGATTGGAGTTGGCAGCAGCAGCAAGACCAAGAGTCTTGCACAAAGTCACCCCAGTCTTGGCAGTGTCCACAGTAAACCCAGCAGCTGATGCAGTCATCACAGTAGCAGTCAGGGATGTGATAACAATCAATTTGTTGTTTGCTGGGATGGATGCCCCGGAAACCATCACAGAGTCGCCCACTGCAAAGCCATCAGCAATGAATGACCCAGCAGAACGTGTGATGGTGGTGGCAGCAAAAGCCATGGTAGTAACACCATCATCAGCATACTGGGTTGACTTCTGATCAGCAAACAGGTGTGTGAAAGAACCTTCAATGATGGCATTGGGCTTCACACTCAGGCTGAACCCAGTCAGAGTCACACCAATGTTCTGCTCATACAGGTTGATGTCTGGGTATTGCTGCTCCATGCTGAAACTGCGCTTGGTGTTGCCAACTTTCAACACATTGTTGGTCCAGGTGCCTCCCATGGTTGCTTCAAGCAGATCATCAAAGCTGGCATAGGACAGCTCAAATGGAATTTCACCAGAACCTTGGCGATTGCCATAAGACATTGCCATGATCTGACGAGTGTCAGATGCCTCTTTGCTGGTGATGGTGTCGCGCTTCAGCTCAAATTTTGAACCCATCTTGGCCCTGAGTGTTTTCATGGATGGGGTGGATGGTGTGACCCCAAATGCACTTTCAGCTACATAAGTGATCTGGCTATTGGCCCCAACTGCTGCGATTGCTGGCATGATGTATTCTCCTTTTTGTTATGAGTTTGGTGCAAGGGCAAAAAACAAAATTGAAATTGGTGTGACATTCCAGTCAGCACCTTCTATCATTGGGGCAGGGAATGCTGACTTAATGGTGATATTCACAGACCCATAAGCCAGCTTGGTGCCCCTTTTGAAGTGTGATGCTACAGCATCAACCAATTGCAGGGTTCTCCCCACACCCAGCCCCCCTGGCGTACACACAGAAATCTGATAGATGCCAGGCAGGTAGTTTAATCCATTGGCACCAAGCTCTGCTTGGTATGGTTCAGCAGGCAGCAACTGTGGTTTGATATATGCAGAGCCAAGCACTGGAGCAAAGTCAGTGCCATCCCAAGCAACAGTTGGCAGATTGGCCATACTCAACAGGTGCTGTGACAAAGCTGATCTCACATCAGAGTAATTGCCCATTATGGTATGACCTTTCTAATGATTGGCTCAATTTCTGCCAGTGTTATGCGAACCATGCCATTTGGAGCCTGGATTGAACCAGGTTTGCCATTTGCTCTGCCATACTCAAGCACATTCACATAAGGCAAGGAATTGCACAGGTAAACTTTACCCACCCCACTGAATGACCCAACAACAGTCATGATCTTTGCCATCACACCACTGCCAGATTTGTCCAGAGCAGACTCATCAACAGTTGCATCAACTGAACCAATGCTTGGCCTCCAGTTTCCTTTGGCCAGGCCTGTGTCAACTGGTGTTTTAACTACCACCCTGCGGAAAACCTCTGTGGTGATAGCCCTAATGGCCAGGGTGGTGCCATTTGTGGCTTTATTTGCAAATTTATCAAGGTCATCACCAAAGCCCATGATCATTTCCTCAGTTGCAGCTTATACAGCACAACTTCACCTTGAGGGGATGAATCATCAACCCCAAGGATGACCCAGTCATGCCCCATCACTTCAAGCTTGTCCCCAGCATCAGGCACAGGGCCTGTGCTTTCAACCAGAGCCTGTTTGTCACCTGCCACAATTGCTGAGCCATCCTTGAATTTGATTGCCAGCTTGTCAATGCTATTGTAGTTTGTGGTAATTCCATAGATATCAGCACTTACAACAGCTTCCCCAGAACTTGCCCCAGTCACAGGGTCAAAGATGCCTCCTGATGCCTTTTTGAGCACCATCTTTTGACCTTTGGCTCTGAGCACTTTTGACACTTGCTGGGCATTCATTGCTGGGGGCACTCCTTCAGAAGCCTATACATGGCAGCAGGTGACACAAGAAAGCCATCATTTGGGGCCACTTGCCCCTTCTTCAGAGCTGTTGTTGCTGACTCTGGGAGTATGGGATGATGGATTGAGCACCCTGTCAATGCGACCAGAAATAGCATCAGCATCAAGACTTTCACACTCTTTGCGTAATCTCTGATCATCATCTTCAATCTCCTTCTGATTTCTTGCTGAGGCTGAACTGTTCCACTTGTTGAGAAGCCACAGCAGGATAGACAAGGCTGCTGTGGCAGCAGCTCCCCATCCTGCATCCATCACTTCTTCACCATTGACTTGAGCAATTTGATTATGGCATCCAGGATACCATTGCCTTGCAACCCAGGAATCAATGCCAGCACCTCAGAGATGGCCAACAGGGCCAGCAGAACCATGGTCCCATTTTCTGAAAACCAGCTCACCACAGTGGTAGTTGCAGCAGGGGTAGTTGCAGCAGCATCACCAAAAGCAACTGTTGCAGCAGCAAGAGTAATCATGACAACAAACAAAATCAAACCTTTCATTTCACAATCTCCTTTCATTTCATGAATCTTGAACATTTACCACAGCATCAGGCCTGCTCCTAAATCACCCTCTGTATTCAAGTAGGTCTGATGCTTTGTATTTGCTGATCTTGACTGTGCCACCTTGATTGCCACCCAGAACATAGATAAAATCACCATCTTGCTTCACAAAAAAGGCAACATGCCCAGCAGCTGGGTCTGAGCCTCGTTTGAAAACTGCCACACACCCCTCCACAGGCTGCTTGAGTTGCTTACCCCACTTCAACCAAGAACGGGCAGCAGCAGAATTGGTGCCTTTGATGCCTGCTTGCACACAGCACCAGTTGACAAAGGAGCTGCACCATGGAACCTCATCTGTGGTGGCCTTGAGAGTTGTGGTTGCATGATACTCTAAAATGCGTGGGTTGTTTTGTGTGCCTGGCACCTCTGTGGTACCCAGCTCTGCTTTGGCAATCTCATATGGAGTCATTGGCATTCAATCTCCTGATTATGGTTGATGGTGTGTGCAGTGCATATTCTGCCAAGACAAGCTTGGTGTTTAGATAAGTTCTGCTGGAGTTCTGCCACCAGCTTGAACAGCAGATCAATGTTGCGGTTCATTGATCTAAAAATCCAAAGACAAGTGGCAAGTAGGCCAGAACCAAACAACAGCATCATGAATTTCAAGACATCAGCATGTTGTTGGAGGGATGCCAAATCAGAGGATGCTAGCATCTTTTCTCCTTTTCAGCAAATGTGAAAATTGCTTCCTACGAAGGTAGCACCCCCATGCTGTAATGGTCACTTGCCATACAAAACCTGCCAACATCAAGTAGAAAATCCATTCAGCAAGTTGGAGAAGTCTTGGATCAGCCACAATTAGCTCCTGATGATGGTATTTGTATTTTTGAAAAGGCCAACCAGCAGGCCAGAGATGATACTGTAGTCAACTCTTGAACCACCATCAAAGTATGATGTCTCAATTTCACCAACCTTCTCCCTTTGGACTCCTCTGTCTGTAGCTGCATTCAGATCAGTTGAAATGAAAAGTAGAGCTGCTTCACAAACAGCATACTTCAGTTGGGGAGGGATTGGAGGCAAAGTTGACTCACTCAGCAGAGCAGATAGATCAGTCACAAATGTTCTGGGCCAGCACAAAGGTTGAAGAATATTAAACAGACTGCCAGCCCATTTTGACCTGTACTTGCTGTCAATGAATTGGGTTGCCTTGATCAGATTGGCATCCTTCTGGGTGCTGGTGAGTGCTGACCAAGCAGCATTGCCTCTATCAAGATGATAAGCATCAGCATCAGCCTGAGACACATAGGAATTGGCCCCAGACACCACAGTTCCATCTTCAACAATCAAGGCCATTTGTTACTCCTCATCCTTCAGAGCAGCATACAACTCAGTGAGCTTGGCATTGCTGATGTTTACTGGGAAGTTGATGCCAGCCTCAGTTAGAGCAGCCTTCATCTCATCACGAGTGGCCTCATCATCATTTGCAACAGGGGCATCCACCTTCTCAAAGTGGGCATAGCTCTCAGGTACATCTCCACATACAGCATCACACCGCTCAATAAAGTCATTCCCTGTGATTGCCCCAGGTTCTCTGACAACCATGCCATTGGCCTTGGCCAGAACCTTGTCTGCTTGGGTTGCATTCTTCTTGAAAAAAATCACCTTCTTGGCCATCCCTGGCTCCTTTCGATCATCCCCCTACCCAAGTGGGTAGGGGGAAAGTTGAAAACCAGTTACAGGGACTTCAGGACCACACCAGCAGTGTCTTTGTTGTCACTGGCAGTCTTGTCCCAATTGGTGGAGGTTCCCAAGGCTGCATCAGTTGGGGATTTGCCGCCATTGGTGGTATCCCAGGTGTAGCCCTTCACACCAACATTGTAGGTCCACTCAGCCTGATAGGTGGTGATGATGTTCTCTTTGCCTGTGGTGTCAACCATCACAGCATTGAAGTCGCCATTGGTCTGGACAGCTACACCACCCTCAACCAGTCCCAGGGTGAGGTACTTGTCAGGAGGGCCACTGATGAACAGTGGGGCTGAATCAGTGACAATGAACAACCGGCCAAATGGGTCACGGATGACATTCACATTCTCATAGTTGAACAGGTTCTGACCATTGGTCAGG